GTGGTTCATGCCTTGACAGACAAAACCGCCAAAGCAAAAATACTGTATATACAAACAGTTATTAGCGAAACACGTATGTTCGTAGAACTGGTTTATGACAAGCGTAATGTTGAAGGACTCGAAGGGGCCAGCGAGATCATTCTGGCCGAACTGACGAAGCAGGTGCACCAGATTTTCCCTGATGCCGAAGTGAGGGTGAAGCCGATGCAGGCAAACTGCTTGAATAGTGATACCAACAAAAGCGATCGCGAAAATTTGAACAGATAGCTTATTAAAAATAGATTTATCTTAAACCACGTCATTTACATTTAGCCACCTCCCCAAAATCCGGATTCAGCTTAAGAAAAATGCGACAATACAATAAAAACATATCATATAAGCCCCCTCAACAAATGTAATTTTAAGGCCAACAAACACCTCTAACTTATTCACTTTCAATTAATTTCATAAATAATAATTAACAATAAAAGAATTGTATTAATATCCACACTGTAGTATATAATTACATTAACAAAATTACTATTCGGCGAGTATATTATGTTAAGACACATTCAAAATAGTTTAGGCAGCGTTTACAGAAGTAATACAGCAACTCCTCAGGGTCAGATTATTCACCATCGTAACTTTCAAAGCCAGTTTGATACCACAGGCAACACCCTCTACAATAATTGCTGGGTTTGCTCATTAAATGTTATCAAATCCAGAGATGGCAATAATTATAGTGCATTAGAGGACATCACTTCTGATAATCAAGCGTTTAATAATATATTAGAGGGTATTGATATAATAGAATGTGAGAATTTATTAAAAGAAATGAATGTGCAAAAAATACCTGAATCCTCTCTTTTTACAAACATTAAAGAAGCTTTACAGGCAGAAGTTTTCAATAGTACTGTAGAAGATGACTTTGAGAGTTTTATTTCTTACGAATTACAAAACCATGGACCACTGATGTTGATCAGGCCTTCACTTGGCTCGGAATGTCTACATGCAGAGTGCATTGTAGGCTATGATAGTGAAGTGAAAAAAGTATTAATTTATGATTCAATGAATACCTCACCTGAATGGCAATCAAATATTGATGTCTATGACAAGCTTACATTAGCATTCAATGATAAATATAAAAATGAAGATTGCAGTATTTGTGGTCTCTACTATGACGGTGTTTATGAGCCAAAACCTTTACACTCCTCCTCCTGGAAAGACTGGTGTACCATTTTATGATAGTTAACCTTTACCAAGGTAATTATTCAGGCTACCGCTAACATATCGCGACGGCCTGAGCTGTCAAAAAAGTGCAAATTATAGGTTACTGTTAGGCTGTTTCGGCCAGACAGGCTTTAAAGTATCCACCCGGGTTACCAACACCCTGTATTTTTTCCATTCGTCGGACTGCGTTTTCTCATTATCTGTTATCCTCAATTATAGTATCTTGCTCTTTCACGTAGTCTCCCCTCCAAAAACCCTAACTGCCCAATACATCACTCCACCTCTTCCACTGGTGGACGCCTGACGCCAAATGCCCATGTAGACGAAGGCTTAATAGTGATGCCAACAAAAGTGATTACGAAAAGTTGAATAGATGCCTAGTTTCAGATTAAACACATTGATTAGTCATTCTTAACCAGTAGAATCCGCCGCGACTGGCGACCATTCAATACTCGCACTATCGAACGATCGCCAGTCGGCCGCAGCCCGTTCCTGCATACGACGTGGCTGCGGCATCTTTACCGATACCCAGCCGGAAACTTTCTGTACAGCGTCGACAGTCCCACGTCATAAATAATCGCTACCTGCTGCCGCGGTACTCCTGCCCTAATCAGGCGCCCGGCCTGCGCCCATTGCTCCGGGGTGAGCTTTGGACGCCTGCCACCAATACGACCTTTTGAACGCACCACTTCCAACCCGGCTCTGGTACGCTCAACGATCAGCTCACACTCCATTTCAATGCCAGAACGGCAAGGCTCCTCCTGAGCGAAAAGGACTTTTTTTGAAAGTTTCTGGAAAATAAAAATAGTACTATTTGTAGCATTAATTGAATCAGCCGATTTTTTCTAATTCATCAATCAGATGGACATAGCATTTGCTATAAAAAATAAAAGTATTCCTGCTATCTATATATAAATGAGTTATGTACATATAAAAGGATCATTACCGTGACAAAAATAACTTTATCTCCCCAAAATTTTAGAATCCAAAAACAGGAAACCACACTACTAAAAGAAAAATCAACCGAGAAAAATTCTTTAGCAAAAAGTATTCTCGCAGTAAAAAATCACTTCATCGAATTAAGGTCAAAATTATCGGAACGTTTTATTTCGCATAAGAACACTGAGTCTTCTGCAACACACTTCACCGAGGAAGCGCATCTGAGGGCCGGGCAGTGTTGACAAATAAAGTCGTTAAAGATTTTATGCTTCAAACGCTCAATGATATAGATATTAGAGGTAGTGCGAGTAAAGACCCCGCATACGCCAGCCAGACCCGTGAAGCTATACTATCGGCAGTTTACAGCAAGAATAAAGATCAGTGTTGTAATTTGCTCATCAGCAAAGGGATCAACATAGCGCCTTTTCTTCAGGAAATTGGCGAAGCAGCGAAAAATGCAGGTCTGCCCGGAACAACCAAAAATGACGTTTTTACGCCAAGCGGCGCAGGGGCCAATCCTTTTATAACTCCGTTGATTTCATCAGCAAACAGTAAGTATCCACGTATGTTTATCAATCAACATCAGCAGGCATCCTTTAAAATCTATGCGGAGAAGATCATTATGACAGAAGTTGCACCACTGTTTAATGAGTGTGCTATGCCGACTCCACAGCAATTCCAACTGATACTAGAAAACATTGCTAATAAATATATACAAAACACTCCCTGAACACTGAAAAACCAAAAAATATGCGGAGCCTCTTCCTGATTAATATGAACCAATAGTATCCATAATTTTCCCCAGGAACTAACTCCGGAGCTAAACCGTCATTTACCAGTGCTAAAATTATACACTCAACCATCAAAAAAATAGCCATTGCTGCTATATAACATATAGCAGCAGTCTCTACTACATATCTATATTTTTATATCTGAGCTGGTTTCTCCGGCCAGTCTGGGTTAGCTGTATCCACCCGGTTTACCATTACGCTATAAAGTTCCCATGCTTCCAGCCGTTTAATCTCTTCATCTGTGGCAATTTTCAGTTTTACCGCCCGCGCCAGTGGCGCAATAACTGACTCTGCCTCAGCAAGAAGTTCCGCTTTTCTGGCTTCAGCCTGTGCAACCAGCTCTTCAGGCGTATATTCGCGATGCTCAACCAGTACCGGGCCTCCTTTCCTGTGCTCGATATATTTTCCGTCCACCTGGCCCTGCATCAGCTCGCGATAATACTCATCTGTCAGGGGAATTAAATCGTCAGGGTAATTATAGGATTCGGTATCCGGTTGCCAGAAAAAACCTTTTTCTTTAAAGCTGTAATAATATTCGCTCATTGATATTTATCTCCCAATCGCAAACCAGGCTACAGGAAAATTATTGACCAGATTGGCCATTCCTGATGACTTGGTGGCGGCAAAAAACTGACTGTTGCTCACCGGGTATCCGAATGCGTTATCCACCTGGGTGCCCTGAGCGTTGGTATTGGTTACAAAAACGGCAAAGCAACCAACAGGGAAAGCGCGCGGGAAATTGTAGGTTCCGTTTGAGTTACCAAGTGTTCCCCACTGCATTATAAATCCCGTGCTGTCGTCCAGAATCCAGCCCCAGTCCTGAATGCTGCCGGTATTTTTACGGGCGAAAGTCTGGTTAACATAATCAATGGTGGCGCGGGTGTTGATGTTGTTGTCACGAATTGCCAGTTCACTATTGATCCAGTCAATCGTTCCACGGGTATTTAGCTGATTAGTAATCCAGATACTCAGCCAGTTATTCCCCCACACTGAACTAAAAATGTCCCCATTAGTGGTCATGCGCGCATTATCGAAATGAATATCGGTGAGCATGTGTAATCCGTTGCCATCGATATAACCCACTTTGGCACTGTTACAGTAAATATCCAGCACACCATCCGCGCTGCCGATAAATCCACTGTCACTGTCACCGATATTTATACACGGTGTGCTGCCGTCAAAAACGCCGGTTCCGATATTGCCGATACTCACGCGTTTTGTCGGGTTCAGGGTTTCTTTTAAACCGATATTTTGTACAAACCGCGGCTTGTCAGGAATGTCTGCACCGTTCTGGTCTTTGGCGAGGTATTTAAGATCCGTCTGCTCCTGGCTGTAGACCTGAAGATTATCCCGTGCCGTTCCTTTATTCTGAAGGTCTGACAGATTGTTTTTCTGCCACAGAAACAGCTTCAGGGGATCTGCCAGCAGGTTTACCCAGCCTGCGCTGTCGGCACCTTCCGGATCGGTCAGGTTATCGTCAATGGTATTCAGCCAGACCGCTGTTGTTGAGACTCCGGCGAGAATGGCATCTTTTGCATACCCACCAATGGCCCCGGCGAAATCGGCATTATACGTGTACAAACCACCAGCCTGGACGTACCGTATTGCTGCGGTAATATCGTGCATCAGACCGTTAAAATCCTTGCCGTGTGGCGGTATACCGCCCGCTGAAATCGGGGTCATGGTCACCGGAGGAAAACCCGAATCATACGCCGCGTTACCGCTCTCTTTGGTCTGCTGCGTCGCCTTGTCCGGGATATTATTTTTATCCCCGGTACTCGCAAAGGGTACTGCCAGTTGACGGGGTTTATCGTTAAGCTTCATTACTGGTCTCCTTTAAAACCACTGAGACATAAACACCCGGCGGGGACGGCAGTGCTCCCGACGACTGGATAATCGCCAGTTCTGCCGACGAGAGAGCAAACTCAAAGATGTAACTCATCCTCAGTCCACCATTATTCAGAACATAAGCCCGGCGGTTTTTTCCGAACATAAACCGCAGCATCCGGTTAATATCCGGCACAGAGCAGTCAGTAATATTCGACATGGCTTTCATCAGTATCAGCCGCCGGTATATCTCATCAGACAGGTCAACGGTCCGGGTAACCGNTTTTCCGCTGTAAAACGGTGCCTGATTAAACGGACGCGGGTCATCCATTACCGGGTTGTCCATCCGGGCCTCGCTGAAACCCAGGTAATTAAAATCGTCCTTTACCGTCAGCCGGCGACTGACGCCCACAATCTTTCCCCAGACATCAAGACCGTACTTTTCTGCAGTATCGATGTTCCAGATAAGGTCATAAAAATCATTGATAAAACTGTCGGGGGAAAGCGCTGCGTTAAAGCTGTTAATGAGGGCATTGAGTCGGGGGCTGGCGGCATACTGTGCAAGCACGGTTGCAGCCACATTCTGCACGTTACGCCTCCTGTAGTTTCACACCGATATTCGACACATCCAGAACCGGAATCTCATCTATCCCGAAAGTGACAGCAGTTGTCCATGACGAACCGTCACGACTCACAGTAAGGCCCAGAATATCGATATTTTCCGGATCGGTTTTGTAAACGCCGGCATAGTAGCGCCCTGCGGAGACAACAGAGGCTACCCTTGCCCGCAGACCACCATCTGTACCGTTAAACGCGGACAACACAGATTGCTGTACCTGTTGGGTAATATCTGAGGGCAGATAGTCACTTTTTTTCAGCGTCACACTGACATGCAGACTGACAGGTTTGAGTGTCTGCCAGGTGATCGCGTATTCAGGATACGGCGGATCGTACTCCTTATCCGCAACGGTGAACGTTGTGTCGCCGTTCATATCAATACCCGGCGGAGCCTTACGCCAGATGGCCGCCGCGATATCTGCCGGNCTGCCGCCGTACACGCCAACATAAAACGAACCGGGTGTTAACGGATACTGACTNACCCCGGCTTTTTGTTCCGTTTTTTTCGGATTATGGGTGACGTAAACATCCACCACGTTTTCTACCGTAGAGAGTATTTCACCCCGGATGGCTTCCAGAATATTACGGGCATTACGGGCAACTGAATTACGCCGACGATTTTCAAAGTCCGCGCGGGTTTCCTCGTCGCTGCCCGGTACACCTGCACTGGCGTTAGTGACACCTGACCAGCCGGGTATTGCCTTATAAATTTTATTCAGAGTTCCCGCCGGACAGCCGACAGGCCCGGTGGACAAATTCAGGAATACCACATCAACCTGCCCTGATGCGCCGATTGTGGCGTCTGACAGACTGACGTACTTATAGCCGGCCTCATCCTGCGCCATACTGCCCGCCGGAATCAGCGTACCAACCAGCCCGGTACAGGTTGCCGTTACTGTCGTACCTGTAGCCCCGCGTCGTTCAAGGAAATAAATCTTTCCGATTGCGTCCTGAAAGCGTCCACTGGAAAAATCAGGGTTTACCTGGTTAACGATATACAGCAACTGATCGTTTTTATCCGCGATAATGGCACTTTCGCTTGATGCAAGCTGCCCCTGCGGACTGCTCAGACTGGTACTCATTGCGCCGCCCAGCGCACCNGAAAAATCGCTGAGCCTGCCGCTCAGAATATCCGCTTCATCCGGCACGTTCAGCCCGCTGTCNGTAATACGTACAGCGGGTACTGCGGTAGAAAAAGATTTATTTTCACTCATAGCAGNACCGTAAAAATGTCGTTATTGGTATCTGTAATACGCAGCACTCCCGTTACTGTCCGGGCTTTATCAACAGTGACCTGGCAAATTGCGGCGCTCACGGTCGGCAGTTTAAGTGCTTCCTGTTGCAGGGTGGCATTCACCAGTTGCGTGCCGGGCCAGTGTCCGAGGATGCGTGACCAGTAAGGTATGCCGGACGTTGAGTCGTACCAGCACTCCCCCAGAAAGGTACTGCACGCACACGCCACATCCTGGGCTACCGCATGGGGATTATCAGTAATGGCAAGATTACCGGTATCATCNAGCAGGATGTCCCATGTCCCGGTGTCGAGAAGAAGCGATCGTGACTGCATATTTTCTCCTGTTTACTGCGGTCCCTGCGTGGTCGAACCGCCGGACTTAACACCACTGTGAACATGGTNTCCAAAATCAATACCGCCAATCTGCGCGCCACCGGAAAGNTCAGACTGTCCGGTAACATTAAGCCNCTGGCTGACGGCAGCATCCCCGTTAAGNGCGATTTTTGGAGAGTTAACAGTGAAACTTTTCGAGGCGTTCACGATGCCNTCCGGCGCAGAAATCTCCACTTTCCAGGGGGAAATAACCCGTATCTGGTTGTCAGCAAATTCCACGAACTGTACGGGCGCACCGTTAAGCACACCACCAAGCCAGATGGCATCGGCGTAGTTATGAGTGCGTTTTGATCCCGGCATCGCGGCCTGACGCGTGGCTTTTACCGCACTGATATCCCGGTCGCAGATGCCGAGGAAACCAATATCGCCCACATGTGGCGGCATAATCACCGCATTGCTGCCCCCCTGTAGCCGCCATACGGGAAGGTTATAAATCACCTCATGNTCAACCGGGGAACCNTCTGNTGCAACGCCCATTACCATCGGTCGGACATCAATAAACTCCCCCTCCACCGCCACTACCTGCCCCAGAGTGATAAATACGTGTTTCCCGAGAAACTGCCGCAGCATAAAGTCCTGCGCATTNATTTCNCTGTTTACNTCCGTCGGATTACTGAGTGGTTGTGCCATTATCGTTAAGCCTTGTCATGGTACAGTTGGAGCTCCACGGACCGCCCACGGTTCGCGAGGTAATGGTGTGTATCACTCCGGTTAACTGGTAATCGCCTGTCACGTTAGGTAGTGACGATTCCAGATGGACCCGCCGACCAATGAAAAGATCAGGGCAGAATGTCGTGGTGGCGCTGAGGCCGGTCATGGTATAGACCGGATATCCAATAAGCCCGTGGTCCGGCGAAATATGCACAGCCGGAATATCCAGGGCTTTGTCCTTCGGCCAGATGGTGACTTTCTCCGCGTCCCCCAGATCGATGTTAATATCGGCGGCTGAAGCGGCATCCAGCATTTGTTGTACAAGGTTTCCGGAAAAGTGTGGATTCGACAGGCTGCGACTGACGCCCTGATTTTCAAATTTCAGCCCGGCAGATGACGCCAGAGCACGGATGATATCTGCAACAGGCACATCACCTTTCGCACTGAAATCGGCCGCTGTCTGATTACGCAGGTTGAAACTAACCTGCCCGGTCAGAATAAGGGGTATATCCGGCGCCTGGTTGTAGTCCGCATACGCATCGGTAATATCTCCCTCGAAAATAAGCCGACCACCAGCCCGTACCCGCATTTCATTGGCCGTACTTTGAGCGGGTCGCCACACGCCCCGATAACTCAGGTCGGCCATATGCGCCGGAGACAGCCCCCAGATATACAGGGTTATCTGCGTTCCGGCAGTTCCGCCATATACCGTGACAGTGGCAAAACATTTAGCTCCTGAAACAGTCAGAATATTGCCCTTACCATTGTCGAACGTCCGCCCGTCTGACAGGGTGAACTCCACGGTAATGTCACGCTGTACATAGCTCATGTCAGCTCCTCAGGCGACAGCCAGTAGAGCCGGTACCGTGAACCAAGCCCCCGCCAGTCGGGATCGTGGTTCCCCTCCGTGTCGGAAAAAAACAGATCGCCCTGAAACGGCAGGTATCCGTACCGGACAATCCGGTTATTGTTCAGGCACAACACGCCATACAGGCACGGTTCACCGTTAACGGTAATATCGATATACATACCCGTAGTACGCTGATTTAGGCGAATGGTGCAGACCTGAGCACCCAGTGTCACCGTAAACTGCTGGGCTTTGACGGGAGATAAAACAATTTCCAGCATCAGGTGATCCCCCTGTTCGTGACGCTCCGTCTGTCAGCGTCTGACGGTTGTGTCACCGACGCCGTAACTGGCTGAGTTTTAACCGATGCTGCCCCTTTTGCTTTATCGTTGTCCGTGGGAGACTGGTTATCCGTACTTCCCACTGACACCTCTCCTGTATTCATTACCGCCTGGAATACTGCGCTGACCGTCAGTAATGTCGGTCCATTATTACTTCGCGTTCGGTAGTCGTATTTCACCAGGTCGTAGGATGTCCATGTCTTGTCTGGCGTCTCAATATCGTAAAGTCCTGCTGTGGTACGCATCATTTCAAGCGTTTCCAGCACATTCGATCGCGAGGTGGTGGAAAAATTTGTCAGGTTCGGGACGGCCCCGGAAAATGCCGTCCACCCCTCTACAGTGAAAGTCACATGCAGTTCCGGCGGTCGCTGGATTTTATTAAAGGTGGTATAGGCTCCCTGTTCGACGGGGGCAGTGGAAACAGAAGCCTCCGCTCCCACCTCAACGACAACAAAAGAATCCGGGGAGAAAGGCCTCCCGCCCTTCAGGTGAACACCTGCCGGATCATTCCATGCGTAATAAATACCGAATGACGGTGCCAGTACACTGTTAATGAGTCCCAGGACACCGCCGCCACGAACGGCACTCAGTACGTTACTTTCATTGAGCGAAAAGTTATTCAGGGAAAGATTATCGAAAGAGAAACTCATCCTGTTACCCCGCTGGAATAAACTGAAACAAGCGCCGAATTCCTGATACGCCTACGCGCATCATCGGTAATGCCCTTCACATTGTCCGAGGTTGTAGTGACATTCAGCGTCCCGATATGCGTGGTTTCCGTTACGGTGGACTGAGATACAGGCGCCGGATGACGCGACTGTACGGCCATTGCCGCCCCCGGATGGGGCAGATTCGCCAGAACGCGGGGAATATAGTTACGGGTCTCCTCCGGAGCAGCAGCCAGCCCCTTACGCTGAACATTTCCCTCACCCCAGTTGTATGCCGCCAAAGCCTTAGCCAGATCGCCATGAAAAAACCGCAGCAGGCCACCAAGTTTTCTCGCGGCGGCATC